CTGGCCACGGGCGGTTCAGAACCCGCTTTTGAGGCCAACTCTCGTTTCACAACGATAGTTCCAGGTGTGATCGTTCCTCAGTTTAGAACGGTCGCACCCACCGGAGCTTTAGGTGGACGGCATCCGGTCGTCCCTGACGCTCAAGGTGCTCAACTGCCAGAGGGTCTTCACCCTCGTGGAGCAAGCACTTCAGCAAGGCTCCCTCCTCCGCTATCGGTGACAGCGGCGGACGGGACTTCACCACGTAGCCCTTAACCAAGGGGCAGTGGAGTTGGACACTTTCGCGATCGGCCTGGTAGCCGAGAACTGAGTGTCGCCCAACTGCAGGCGATTCCGGCAGTACTGTTGGATAATGCTTTAGGGCATCTTCCAACAGACCGTCGAGGTACATGGCGCTCTTCCAAAGACCAGCGAAATACAACTGGTTCCGGAGGCTCACCATGCTAACCACCTCTTCAGCATCATGCCGCGATCGCGGAAACTCCCTACGTACGCGAGTTATTGAAACATCCTCGCCAGCGTAGAATTCCGCGCCGCAACTCTCCCTGAACCTACCGGTCCAGAAGGATTTGCGGTCGTTGACCTTGAACCCAAGGGTTTCAAGGACCTCGATTACGGCTGTCGCGAAATCCGTGGGGACAACAATGTCATCCCCATAGACGCGCACACTACCAGAGAAACTCGCGAGAGTTTCCCGGGTGACTGGTCGGTCTAACGCCCGGCCGATCCCGATGAAGACACATGTCAAGAAGACCATGGCTTCGATCGGAAACGTGAGCGCTGAACCCATGGACGCGAACTTGGTCAAGGTGTGAACACCATGGCCAGGCACGTCGGCCCTACGCGAACGCGTGGCATCCAAAGCCTCCATGAATGGAGACGATGGTACCCACATGTCCTCGCTTACGAGCCGCCAGGAAACACGGTCGGACGCCTCACTAAGATCTAGTGTGGCCAGGTCCCCCGTAAGGGAACCCTCTGCTGCCAGGATCTGGTTAGGAACCTGGTCAGTGAATCCGATCATCTCTCGAGCGATTGGATCGCTCTCAAGGAGATCAGTCAGTCGCATAGAAACCGCCTGCTGCATGTACTGCATGCAAGTAGGCTCCTTTGCGATCAGACGTGGTGTTTTCTGCGTCTTGGGGACGGAGATGACCTTCACAGGTCTCTCTTCCCCGGGCGAAAGAAACCGAACACGGTCGAGGATATAATAACTCCTCCAGCTTGGGATCGCGTACTCCCCGAAGGGAAACACACGCTCAAGCCGCTCGGTCCACTCGTACTGACCCCACTTGGAGTTTCCCACAAGTGAGTCAGCGGTGGACCCAGGGCCGTGCTTCGGACGAAATTGCCAATCGCCATCCTGTCCGGATGGTCGGCATTCCTCAGTTTCGATGAATAGTTCTTCATCCATCTTACTGAGAACTCGTCCGAAGAGGAGCCTGGAGACGTGAGTAAACTCACGCCTGGTTTTGGCCAATCTGCGCCCTGCTACCTCGTCCTGTGAAGGGCCGGGTAGGGGATACAGATTCCAGAGCTCTTTCAGCTCTTTCTCGGTGTTGAGGTAAGCTGCCAAAGCCCGCTCTTCCCTTTCGGGGGTACACGGGCGAAGCATCTTGCCGAACATCAGCGTGAGCTGACGCACTGCAAAGACTGCCTCGATGGCTTGTGGTGGGAGTTCACCACTCTCATACTCAACGAGTCGACCAGTACTTTGATCGAACAAGAGCTCCATGAAGCCACCCAGAAACAATGGGAGCTTCTGCCTCTTCTTGAAACCTACGAAGAGGTCGGGAGTGACCTGACCTTGGTCTAGACTTCTCTCGAAGTCTTTCCCAAATTCAGGCAAAGTGATGGTTAACAACTCATCACCCTCTTGTTCAAACCTGGCCAGGATCGTTTTCCAATCCTGGTCGGTGCACACGCGACACCAAGTGCCTAGTTCAACTAGGACTTCGCGCCAGAACATCAGCAGGCTTTTCATCAAGCCCTCCTTAACTGTGAGGTGTTTTGATCCTGTTGTTGTGTACCAATTCAGTCCGACCGTCAGGATTTCTGAACGGTCAACCGAAAAGTTCGAGACTGGGGAGAGTAAACCCTCCCCAGCCTGCGACGAGTCGATTAAGACTCGCCGCCAAGGAACTTGACGGTGTTCGCTGCAGTGTTGGCAGCCAGGTTGGCGATGAAGCCATCCCAGACTGCCTTCGCCTCGCTCGGGGAATACCCGAACGGCGGAACATCAACCACGATGTACATACTCATCGAATAGTTGAGGTTCTGCGCAGCATTCAGCGGATCCGCGGCCACCTTGCGGTGGTCGACGCGAATCGTACGGCGTGTCCGCCTCCCATAAGCATGGGAGACAGACAGCTTGACGTTCCCGTCGTCCTTCGAAAAGGCTCCGGAATTGTCACCACTGCTGACGCGGTTTAGAGCGTTTGCAGTGCCGCTGATTGTAACGGACTGAGGATCGGCAAGTGCCACAACAGTTGTCCTGTCGTCTGACTCAGGTTCGAGTCGATGGCTCATGACACGGTTGTGCCACGAGTGTGGGTGACCAGTGGTTGCCCCCTGATCCTACCTTCGGGTGATTCCGATGGCAGCGCAGATGGCCTTCTGACGGTTGGAAAGACCGTCGAAGGTCGTGTTGAATCCATATGGCGAAGCTGGCACGCGGCGCTTCGACTCTTCAGTTTTCCTGAAGTAGCCGCTACGACCTGCGTATGTGAAGCCTGTTGAGGTGGTTTTCCTCGTATGCCTCATCATGTAACCATACTGCATCGCCATGCCGTCGGTTCCCAAATTGGAGATATTCTTCATCACGTCTCCAGTGTTGGTGAACCAATCGGCTGCCCAACTCCAAGGTGCCAAGTTCCAGACGACCTCCGGTGTTAACCGGACGCCTAAAAGATGGTTCGCGTACGACTCGTACCTAGCCATCTTCGAAGCGATATCGTCAGAAACCGGAACGTGGTACCTGAATGCCCCACTGAACCAAGACCGAATTTCCTTTTCTTCGGTCGTGGAGGCATCCGCCTGTACGGAGGACAAGATCATCGGTCTCAGCCACATGAGGCCAGCCAACGATCTCGACTCCTTACTGGTTGGAAATGCGCGACGTCGCCTGATCTTCTGGTCACTCTGAGCTTGGAAGCTCTTTATGACCTCGTGCGAGTCCTTGACGGACCGCGCGAAACTTTTCAGATCAGACACGAGGGGTTTCCAACCGAACTCCACATTGAGATAATCAGCACCAGCTCCGCGAGCGAAGCCAGTGCCTGAGTGCTTCCCCTTAAGGAAGCGACTCTTCTCTTTGAGGAGATCGGTCCCCACGACGGACGGTAATCCATCTTTTCGGAACTCCCCAATTGCTTGGGAGAGGGAAAAGGTAGGATTGTTAGGGGTTACAAGAGAGATAGCCTTGGTCCCGAGGGCCTTGCAGTCCTCGAGAGTGTTGGTCATACCTGCACTTGCTGACCATGCGTTAATGGTCTCACCCCACGCTGGTCCTTGACAAGCAAAGATGTTCAACGAAATCGGTTGGATCTCGTATTGCACCTTATCAAGGAACCACGCACCGCCCACGTCGCCTTCACCAAGATTACGCCAACCAACGTGCCCCCCCCCGTAGGAGGAGGACTGGCTGACGTACTTGATGTCGTATGGAGCCCATTGAGCGAATGTTGAGGATCTCTGCAACCCACGAAAATCGTGGACAGAGGACCTCATATTGCGCGGATAACCTTCCGCCATCATTCACCTCCGGGTTCCATTGCATAGTTGGATAGGATTCATCTGCAAGCCTTCGTAAGGTTGCGAAGACCTGTGTGGGGGACGCCGGTAAACCGACGCCCCCCACAGAAGGGAGCTTATTGTTACCAATAAGCACAAGGACGAGCGGGGAAGTTGCCCGTTACCTTGTCGACGAGAGCTTGGAAGCCTCTCGCCGTACCCGGCACTGTCGTGTGATTCCAGCACCGGGGGGGCCCTTAG